TGGTTTTAAAAAATAAATCCAATTATCATCTGTTTTTGGTAGATACTTAAATAACCCGTCTTCCATCATCATACGTATTAGGTTTTTATATCCCCTACCATCAGGGTCCAATGATTCTGAATAATACGTTTCAACCAATTCTTTACCTTCTTGATTTATTAGTGGTTCATCTAAATCAATTAGTTTTTTATTAATCACATAATATTCATCACCAAATATACCATCTTTTGTTTTACCAGACAAAAGATTTTGTAATGATTTGTTGTCTTTATTTTCTTTAAGGAGTTCCTCCCCTTTCGATAAAATATCGGATAATTCTACTTCTTTTTCAAGTAGCTCAGGAAAAAACTTAATTAAAGTCTTTTCACCTAAATAAAAAATACCGTCGATATTATCAGATGAATCACCTGTAAGGATTTTAATTGTTTTGACATTATAATGGGGAACTTCAAAATCACTCATTTTGATAGTGTCCCCCATCTTATAATATCTTTTTGTGGATGGTGAATAGATAGAAACCTTTTCAGATATAAGTTGTGTAAGGTCTCTATCACTTGAGAAAATTGTTTTATTCTCGTCTTCAGAAATTTGACAGTAATACGCAATTAAATCATCCGCTTCTGAATTTTCAACTTCAAGTTGTCTAACAAACATCTCTTCAAGATATTGCTTAACTCGTTGTTTTTGTTCATCATAAGAATCTTGTTTAATCTCATTAGAATCGTTTCTACGGTTTAATTTATACTTGGGGTATATCAACCTTCTCTGTGATGAGTTCGTGTCACTATCCCAAAATACTACAACTTTATTATAGTTGTTCTCCTCTAAAAACTTTCTTAAAGTATTCAAAAAGTGCCAAATGGCCCCAATATGTTTTCCTTTGTGGAAATAATCTTTCACACCATGAAAACCAATTTTCATCAAATTGTTTCCATCAACCAATAAGGTTTTTGTCACTTTTTTTGTTTTTAATTGTTACTACTCTACTTCTTCTTTTTCTGCTTTCAAATCAAAGTCACCATCAACTCCGATTATTTCCTTCCAATACTCGGCATATTCTTTTTTGTATTGTTCGATTGATGCCTTTTCTTCGGAAGCTTCTTTTCCAGGTAAGAACCCGTGTGGTGTTACGATAATCTTTCCATCTTCGAAACCAAGTCCGTTGATGTGGTTTTTCATAACAGACACCTTAGTTCTTGATGCAAACTTAACAGTTCTCTTATCTTTAGTTGCTGTAATTTTTGTTGTACCAGCTCCTTTTTGATTTCCAAATAAGAATACTAATGAAGAGTTTAACCAAATAGCCTCACCACCTTTTGCCTTAATTTTAGGTTGTCCAAATGGGTTGTCAGGTAATTCAACCCAAGGTTGATTAACAATGATTAGGGTATTTTCGTATTTAGAGTCCGCTTTACGTGAACCTGAAATACGTTGGTTAATACCCATACCAATCTTGTCGGCTAAAACACTTGCGTTGTGTTGTTTACCACCTTTACCCTCGTAAGTCATTTTACAAGGAACAGAACCAACTGAGTCCCACATAATACACAATGAATAATCTAAATCACCCTTTTCTTGAGCGTCTAACAAATCATTAATGTAATCTGTGATTTGTTCAATATAATCAAAGTTATTATTGAATATATAAAACCCGTCCCACTCTAATTCTCCAGTTTCTGTATCAACAACTTCCTCACATTCAAACCCCATTAACTTAGCGTGGTCAAACGACCATTTTTGTTCGGTGATGATAAATACAGGTAAAATACCTTTCTTCTGAGCATCAACCGCAGTTTTAACTAGTGCCGTTGTCTTACCTGTGTCTGAATGTCCTAAGAACATATTGATGTGTCCCATAGCAGGACCAGGTAGACCAACAGCATCCAAAAACGGAGCACCAAGGTCAAAGAATCTTTGTGGTTTATATTTTGCAGATGTGGAAAACTTTTTTTTCAAAGACCCAAAGTCATTCTTCTTAATAGCCATTACAGTTCGTAAATTTTAAAGTTTTTAATAGTTTCCAACTTGTCGTTTGCATTAGTTAGTTGTTCAACCAAATTATCCATTTCTTCGGTGTGTTGTGGGTGCTCACCAATTCCTACAGGATTTGTAAAATATACATATAATCTTGCCTCAGCATCTGCAATTTCAGACTCGTATTTTTTCACAAGAGCATCTTTTAATTTTTCTGCTAAAAATGTGTTCATTTTTTAATTTTTTAAAGTTAATAAAAATCGGGCTTAGGTACAAAGCCCGATTATGTTTTTTTGATTTAGAATGGTAAATCTTCTGATGGTTCTTCGTTTGCTTGTGGGTCAACAACAGGTGTTGTTTCTTGTTTTGAACCTCCAAGTGAAATTTCAGCCGCTTCACCGTAAACATATTTTTTAAGTTCAGATGACCACATTGGTGTTTCACCAACTGCAACCGCCTCTAAATATTCTACAGGTTTTTTAGAATATACATCATTCCATGTTAATTCATCTTGAATCCATCCTTCCATGATTGACTTATCCTCATGTAGTGGTTGCGGGTCATCATACATAATAGTTTGGATTACTGTGTACTCTTTTCCTTGTGGTGTTTTTGCCTTTGTAAGTTCAATGATTAAATCACGGCCTTTCTCGGCATTAGTTACATCACCTTTAGCTTTCCAAATAGGTAGAATTTTATCTAATACACCTTCTTGTTTGTAGTTGTGTTTGAATCTCCAAAACTTAACACCATCTTGTTCATTGTCTCGGTCAATAACTTTTACAATGTAAAATAAACGTGAACGGTATTGTGATGCCAATTCTTTGTCTTCTTTTTTACCTGTCGAAATTAATTCGTTATAAACTTCAGTTAATGGTGAACGGTCGTTGTCGTTTTTCTCGGGGTCATACAACTTAACCCACTGTCCGTTTACTTGGATTTCATGGTACCAAACTTCAACAAATGGTGATGAACCATCTTTTGTAGGTAAGATACGGATTCTTCGTGATGCGGATTTTTCATTCTTTTGAAGAATTGCGGAAAAATATTTCTTCAATCTGTCTTCTTGAGAAATGTTTGTTTTTGTGCTGTTGCTCGATGTTGAATTTTTTTCGTACTGAGCAAGTACTGAATCTAATACTGAATTTGCCATAAATAAATTTTTAATTATTACTCTTTTATCTATGAAAAATATAAGTGAACTTTCGTTTTTGTCAAATAAAAAAGGGAAGATAATTCTTCCCTCAAAAATATAATTATGAAAAATAATTAGTAAGTATTTTCATCATCATCTTGGTCAAAAATACCAAATGTTTTTTTAACTTCATTAGGTGAATAGTTTTCAACCTCATCTGAAGTTAAGATATATTCTTCTTTCCCTTGTTTTTCAAAGTCTTCTTTTTTGTCTTCAAAATAATCTGTCAATTTTTGATTATAAGGATAAGAATCAAGTGAACGTAACATCAATTTTTCTTCAGGTGACTTAGGTCTACTTTTTTCTACTTTACTTTCGATTGAGTCTATTTTTGACATTATTTGGTCCATCTGATTTAATTTTGTTTCTAAGTCATTCAATTTAGAAAACATACTATCCATGAACTCTTCTTGTTTTGTTTTAATTTCTTCTTGTGTTGTTACTAAATCTGTAATATCTATTTCTTCAGTTCCCTCTTCTTCATCTTTTTTTGTATCAACTTCTTCAACATCAGGGTCTGACTCAACATCTACAGGTTCGGGTATTGCATCAGCACCTCCTGCGTCAGCTGCGGGTGCTCCAGCATCAGGTGCTGGTGGTGTTGCCCCTGCGTCAGGCGCGGGTGGTGTTGCTCCTGCGTCAGGTGCGGGTGGAGCACCTCCATCATCAGGTGCGGGTGGTGCAACTTCTTGTTCATTAATATATCCTGTAATTTGGTTAAAACGTTTTAACTCTTCTAAAATTTGTCTTTCTATACTCATTTTTACCCATTTAATAATGTTTTAACCCCTTGTGGAGTTTCGACTTTTAATGTTCTATTTGTTTTCATAGTATTGTCAACTCTTTCAATTAGACCATCTTTCATTCTAATTGTATAACAATCACCAGTTTCCAAATCACAAACTTCTTGATACCCATTACCTTTATCTCTTTGTGTAATTTTAGTATCTTTTCTTAGATAATTATCTAATAACATTTTTATTTCCATAGTTTTTTTTATATAAATATTATGTTATGGGAAAAATATACCATAACTATTTTTAAATT